ATTGAGATTCGGGATCCGGACCCCACAAGATATGGTGTTCCGGCGCCTGGACAGCTCGAAGCCCAGGACCCCGGAACCAATAAGCCCCCGATAACATTGGACATTAGCCCCGAAGTAGAAGGCCCGGTAATGGGTATTATGTCTAATGAGTGAGCGCCGCGGGATCCTCGACGCTCCGGACCTTCCCCCTCAGCCGGCCGGCGCCTCGACCGCGGCGAACGTGCCACTCCCCGCGGCGACCCCGGGGGGGCGGCCCCGCGCGGATCACGATCACGATCACATTGGATCTCCTTGTGGGCGGCGGCAATTTTTCAAGATTCCGGATGATTGGTCTATTCCGATACAAGAATATATATTTTGTCGGCTGGATTTTTTACTAATGGCGTTTCCGTTTATCAATTCCACGGACCACGAGGATTGCTGACGTCATGGGTGCTGGCGATGATTTAGTGGATGTTTTGACGAGGCCGATTGGTGCTGCAAAGCGGCTATTGGATTCCGCGGCGGCAAGTACGGATCCTGAGTATCTGAAGCGGAAGTTCGGGAAGAAGCCGAAGGTTGAGAAGCCGAAGCCTATGGACCCGAACGATCCGAAGGCATTTCGGTGGTGATGCGATGCCCGTGAGCGTGAAGAAATTGGACGGCGGGTATCAGGTCCGGACTCCGAAGATGGTTCACGCGAAGAAAACGAGTTTTGAGAAGGCGACGAGCCAGAAGCGATTGTTGAACGCCGTAGAACATTCGAATTGGCGTCCTACAGGTGGTGCCGGCTCCCGTGACACAAGATACAAAGCCACTCAACGATCAAAGGGTTCGCGTAGGATCGGTGATGCGCTTGAATCGGGGGGGTATTAGATTGGCAAGCGGAGCATATTTTCGGGCGAACGATCTCTCCACGGCGAATGGCGTTGCGAAGGATTCGCCGCGCGCGCTCCGCAGCGGTCCCGGAATGTTTCTTCCGCAATGCCAGCCGAAGTCCCCTGAATTTTGCGTAGGACTCTCTCGAGTATCGGCGCCTATTCTCCCGAAATGCCGGATCCGTCCTCAGACGAATCCGATTCCGTTTTCTCTCGGTGGCATTTCGACGCTCGAGATTTGCGGATCTCCACGCGGCCGTATCTCGGAGAGCCTTCTCTCGGTTTGCGGCGTAGTAGGCTTTCCGATGAGCCTTCGCTTTTTCGGGATCGGCGTAGGGCATGACCAAATCATACGCATTGCCGGATCAACTGTCAAGGACGGTTGGACGCCTTGATCGAGATCAACGGCGTTCGTTTTTCTCCGCTTCCTGGTGTTCAGTACCGGCACGATTACGTTCAAGCCGCGAAGAACATTTCTACCGGCAAGTGGGACGATCGCGCAACGTACCGTGCTTTGATCCTGAACGATTTATTTTTCATCGTGCAGTTCGTATTGAAGATCCCCCCTGCGATTGCCAATCATCCATTTGTGATCCAGATGTGCCGCGAGGTTGAGGAAGGGCCGAAGGATTTCACGCTGGACGTTTGGGCTCGGGAGCATTTCAAGAGCTCGATCATCACGATCGCGGAGACGATTCAGTACACGCTGGCGAATCCTGAGAACGTCACGGCGATTTTTTCGTATGTACGGCCGGTGGCGAAATTATTTTTGGGAAGCATCAAGGACGTTTTCCAGAAGGAGAAGATTTTAAGCGCGTGTTTCCCGGATGTGGTTTACGCCGATTGCGAGAAGGAAGCTACCCTGTGGTCGCTGGACGGCGGGTTGATTCTGAGGCGATCATCGACTCGTAAGGAGCCGAATATCAGCGCATGGGGGCTGACGGAGGGGATGCCGACCGGAGGGCATTACGAGCGGCGGGTGTACGACGATATTTCGACTCAGGACATGGCCGATTCCGTCGATATGATGGAGAAGGTCAAGGATAAATTCGACTCGAGCCAGAACCTTGGAACGTCCGAAGGTACGCATCGCGTGGTCGGAACGTATTACCACCACAACGATGCCCTGGTGTATATCCGCGGCAAGAAGGATCTCGACGGAGAGCCGAAATACCACTACCGACTGAAAGCGGGATCGCACGACGGGACCGGCGCCGGCCGGCCGGTGTACGTCAGCCAGAAGCGATGGGACGATCTGAAACTCACAAGGTCGTTCAACTGCCAGCAGCTATGCGACCCGTCTCCTACCACCGATCAGAAGCTCAACCCGGATTTTTTACTGCCGATCGAGCGCCGCATGATACCGAAAGACGTCTATCGGTTCATGCTGGTCGATCAAGCCGGCGATCTGGCGTCGAATAAAATCCAATCCGGCCCTTCGCTGGACTCCTGGGCGGTCGGTGTGCTCGGCGTGGAGCCGTTTTCAGACGATATCGGGCAGAGCAAGGTGTTCATCGAGGATCTGTGGATCTCGCCGGCGTCTGAAAGCGAAGCAATCGAGCAAATCACGCGGATGTACCTCAAAGCCGGCATGATCATGAAGCTCGGCGTCGAAAAAGTCGGGCTGTCCTCCACGCATACCCACATCCAGAGAGCGCTGCAAGCCTACGGCCGGCACATCACGTTCGATAAAGGCGGGAACGGCGTACTCCTGTACCCGTTGGGCCAGGGAACCAAAGGCGGCGGCTGGAAAAAGAAAATGATCGAGAGCGCGTTGAGCTGGCCGCTGAACAACGGCAAGATATTCTACTCCACGGCCGTCCCGATGAATTTCATCGACCGATTGAAGCTGGAAATGAAGAATTTCCCCGTGTGGCACGATGACGGGATCAATATGATCGCCTACCTGTTCTCCCAAATGCTGAAAGATATGTTCTTCGGCATGGCCGAGGATCAGGCCGAGCTCGAACGAAACCGCCGATACAAACCGAAACCGGCGCAACGTAGCTGGATGAGCGTGTAGGAGGACGGCTTGCCAGAAACCGAAACATCGGAAGCCACGAAAGCCAATACCGGCGAACCAATTGGCCCGATAGCTACCTGGAAGAAATGGTACACCGAGGCGAAAGACGCTTGCCGGGATTGGCATAAGGAAGGCATCGAGGATTCACGGTTCTACCACGGCGGCAAAGGTCAATGGAAGAAAGACGATATTGATATCCTCGAGGCCGAGAAGCGGCCGGTGTTCTCCATCAACCGCATCAAGCCGACGATCGACTTGCAGAAGGGCATCGAGATACGCAGCCGCACGGATATCGACGCGAAACCCCGCGGTGCGAATGACGGCGGCGCGGCAGACGCGATCACGGCGGGTTTCAAGTACATCCAGGATCAGAACAACGCCGATCATGTCATATCGGACGTTTTCTTCGACGGCCTGAAAAACGGCATCGGCTGGATAGAGATTTGCGAGAACGAAGATCCCACCCAGGAAGAAGTAGCGCTCAACTACATCCCTTGGAAAAACGTCGGTTGGGATCCCTACGCATCGAAACTCCTGTTGGACGATGCCCGGTATATGTTCAAGGAGAAATGGGTCGATATCGACGTTGCGAAAGCCACCTGGCCCGGGAAAGCCGATGATCTGGTGGCCGGCATGGAGGAAGCTCGAGGCGGGGGAACGCATACCAGGGTAAAACCCGATCAGTACGCATCGGGCGAAGCCGTGAAATGGTGTGATTCCCTCCGGGACCGGATCCTTCTGGTGCAGATGTTCTACAAAAAACCCGTCCCGGCGATCTTCCTGAAACTGAAAAACGGAGAGGCGATTGAGGTATCCGAGAAGCAGCTCATCGACCGGCCGGAAATCGTCGCGCATCAAGCCGTCATCCGAATCATCAAGCGGCCGGTGGATAAAGTATATTCGTGCATCTTCTCAGGAAACACCGTCCTCGAGGATCAAGCCCCCCTCCAAGAGAAGCACAACCACTACCCGCTGGTCCCGTTCATCTGCTACACCGACGAGGACGGAGCGCCTTACGGCATGGTCCGGAACATGAAGGACCCGCAGCGCGAGATCAATAAAAACCGCAGCCAGTATTCGCATATCATCACCACCCGCCGCGTGTTCTTCGAGACGGGCGCGTTCAAGGACCCCCTGGGAGCCAAGGAGCAGATCAGCCGGCCGGATGCGTGGATCGAGCTGAACCTGGGGGTTTTGGCAAATAAAAGATTCCAGTTCGAGCAGGATACCGCGGTGGCGCGGGAACACTTCGAGATCATGCGAGAAGCCAAGCAGGAACTCCAAGAGGTTTCCGGAGCCGTCGAGGAACAGATGGGCCAGCAAACAAACGCTCGATCCGGAGTGGCTATCGAAGCCCGTCAGCGCCAGGGGGCGACCGTCAATACGGAACCCTTCGATAATCTGCGGCTGACAAAACGCCGAATGGGGGAGCTGATGCTGGCCCTCATGCGGAAGCATTGGACTTACGAGAAGGTCATCCGAATCACGGACGATCAGACGGGCGCGGATAAATTCGTGACGTTCAACCAGGGCGGTCAGAACATGATCTCCCAGGGCCGGTACGATATCGTCGTATCCGACCATCCGGAAACGGAAACCACCCGGAATTGGGTCAGCCGCACCCTCATGGACTTCGCAACCCGCCAGCCGCCGCAGATCGGCCTCGCCATCGTCCAGACGGCACTCGAAATGAGCGATATACCGAACAAGGACGAGGTAATGAAGAAGCTCAAGGAGGCCCAAAAGAAACAGGATCTACTCGATCAACAGAAGGTGTTGGCCGATTCGATCAATAAGGAAAAGCCCCCCGCGGCGGCGCCCGAGGCCCCGCCGGAAGCCATGAAGCCGGCACAGCCTGGAATGAGCGCCGAGGAAGCGTTGAAGAAGATACTCGCTGGCGAGACTTGGGGAGCAATCACAGAGATAAAAGATACCACGGTGGAAAAAGCCGCGGAATTCATCAAAGCGCCGAAACC